CTTCATCTATCTCAAGCATTCGGGACCGTATTGCCTCGACCGTCCCTGCTCCTGCCGTGGCGAGGGTCTCGTTCCGACGCAACCGAAGCTCGGCGTCGGTTTCGATCTCGGTTCCGGGGTTAATATCCAAAGGATTTCGGAACGAGTCCCATCCCGACACCGGAGATTCGATGACCGTCAAGCTCTCGGCGGGGGCTGTGACGACTCCCGTGCTCTCGGCCTCAAGATCGCAAGTGACATTCGGCAAGACTCCTTCGGTCGTGGCCGAGAAGTTGAGCGAGACTTGAAGGCCCAAGAGGGTAAGCGTGTTGGTCCCGACTTGGAGAAGCGGTTGATTTTGTTGCCCGTCGTCTCCGGCGAATGTCGCGGCGAAGCCAGCGGCAAAATTTCCAGAGACCGTCACCCCCGAAAGATTCGTCAAAGCATTGAGAGCCGTCTGAATATCAACTGCCGTCGAGAGGTTGGTGAGACTTCCCGTTTCATCACCGTCGAAGATCAATGTCCATGTTCCGGCATCCGGCACCGAGGAAAACTGAATAAGCTGAACTTCGTCCGTTCCCGCCGCGATGGTGTTCGCTATCGTCGTGATGAAGCGGGCGACGGGATTTCCGTTGACCGAGACGACCGATCCGGCGGGGATGACCGTCCCCAAAGTTCCGGTGGCGATACCGCTCCCATTGCCCTTCGTCGCTTCGAGCCTCTTGATCCCGGTAATCGCCACGACGTTGTCGAGGGCTACTCCACTAGCCGTATCAGGATACTGCGAATTGTAGACTGCCTGTGCGAGTTCCCACACGAGGGCTTCGCGCTCCGAGATGATCCCGACGATCTGTCCCAAGAGTTCTGTCGGCAACAAATTGATGCCGACTCCGAAGATGGTTCTCAAGGAGGACTCGATCTCCGTCTTGATGTCGGTCAATCGCTTGATCGAAAAACCACTGGGAAGCAATCCAAATTCGGCCATAAAATCTCCTTATCCTACCTCGACGAGTTGACTGAAGTCGATCGTGCCTTCGTCTGTCTGGCACGAAAACTCAAGCTCGGCCTCACGTGTCGTCGAGTTGAAGTCAAACTGAAACTTCGTGATCTCCAAAACTCCGGGCGTGTCGAGGATCGTGTCCTTCAAGACCTCCTGCACGACCACAAAGGACGGCTTCTTGATGAGGATGTCCCGGAACCACGGCACGCCCACGTCGGTGTCGAGGAACCACTCCCCCAAGAATAGCCGGAAGCGCGTTTGCAAGTGCTGGCGGATCGCCTCGACCCCCTCGGTCAAGGTGAGCGTGTTGCCAGTCACCACCAATTCTCCGTCGCTGTCGAGTTGAAAACTGCTCATATCACGTCCAAGTCGTGCCCATCCCCGCGCGTGTCCTGCCCCACCGCCTTCGCGTTCTGCTGGATGTGCCGGACGACTTCCTCCGAGATGATCCGGGCGAACTGCGTCAGGAAGTAGTCGTTGTCGTTCGCACTCGCCTCCGGCGGCTCTGCCCGCCATAGCGGAAATAGCCGCGTAACTATCGCCGTAGTCAACTGTGCTGAGTTCATCATAAAATTATCCTACATCACTTCTCCAAAAATGTCCGCAACTTTGCCCGCGTCCTCAACAAGCCCGGATGGGAACCAGTGATGTCGTGCGTGATCCACTCCTCCATGATTTTTAGGAGTTCGTTGGAAGAGTTGAGGACCTGCAATTTCCCGTTCTTCTTGATCCGCATCTCCAAATCCTTGTTCTTCACGATCACGTCGTCGGCATTGTTCACGTCCGCCGCGTTCGAGAATGGATAGCCGCCGGGGATGGCGAAGGCGTCGCTCATGTGGTGCGCCCGCGAGTCCTCCGGGTCCCCTGCCGCTCCGCTCGTCAGCCACTTCTCAAGACTCCTGTCCGAGAAGATGAGCAGAACGCTGTGGCCCGCCTTGATCGGGAGGGCGATGAAAGCGTCGCCAGCGCGTGGAAATGCCACTGGCACGTTGTAGATGACCGGCGCGTCCAAGACTTCCCCGTCCTGATATTTCCGCTTGAAGTACGGTTTCGCGTCCACCAACTGCTTCTTGTGGTCGTAGCGGACGACCTCGGCTGGCATGGCGACCTTCACGCCTTCGAGCGACGACTGCATCGCCTGCTTGAAGACCTCGGACAGACTCGGCGTCGCCTCGCGTTGCGGTTTCGGTTGCTCTTCAAAAAATTCAGCCATCAGCTTGTCGCCTCACATTTCGACAGAAAATCCCCCTCGTGCGAATCGCCTGCGTGCTCGACCTTCCTGATCTTGAAGATGCCCTTCAACGCCCGGCTGTCGATCTGGACCCTCCGGCCAGGCCTCAAGCGTGGCTGGATCAATGACGTGAACTCGACTCCCTTCGCCGTCTTGTTGGGCGACCCGATCAAGCCGCTGTCCGATGCGAGCAAGATGACCGACTCGGTCGTCCCTTGCCCCGCCGGGATGATCTGCAAGGTCTCGTCTTGGATCGACCACTCAAGGCCGTTCGAGCGGGTCAGGACGTCCAAGTGCTCGCGGGAAGGTCCCGAAAGAGACAGCCCGTTCGCGTAGGTCTTGTCCGGCACCCCCTGTCTCGTCCCCTTGCCGAGTCCGAGCGAAGTCTCAAGATCGTCGAAGACGGGATTCAATTTCGTGTTGGGAGGATAGCCTTTCTCAAGCCGCGAATTGCGGAAGCGGTTGCTCCCGTCCGCGACCTCCAAGGTCGTGATGATGTCTGGCGTCTCGATCTTCTGCGTCGTCTTCACAACATCCCCGACGAAGACGACCTCCACCGAGCTTGAGCCGCCGATCCCGGTCCCCGCGAAGCCTGCGGCGTTGAGTCCGAGGTAGCCAATGGACAGCCTCACCTTCGTGTTCTTGGCCTCAAGGGTGGAGCGCGTGGACTCGGCGAGGTTGAAGACCTCGATCTCGGCGTTGTTCGGAGACGACTCGTTCGTCTTCTCGCACTTGAACCTGATCCGAAGGTCCTCGATCTTCTTCCCCGATCCCGATTGCGGGATGATCTCCAAGATAACCTTCCTCAAATAAAGTTCGGCCACTCATCCTCCTAGACCGAGGTCCGATAAAATAACCGGCATCGGTCACCCAAGTCGTCGCGCCCTGCCTCCTCGCTCGTGTCGGTCGTGTCGTAGAGAAGAATCTCGCCCGGAGGAAGCCCCTCGATCTCGAATCGCTCGAAAATCTCGGTGTTGATGTTCAGCGGCACTCCGACCAACAATGGATTCTCGTCCGCGTCATAGACCGACATCTGCCACCGGCTATCCCGCCCGTTCCAGTCGAAGCGCATGACGAGCGGTACGTCCTCAAGAACAGTCCTGATCTTGAAGGATGCGTCTTCGGCGGTGATTGGTATCTCCAAAAATTCCATTTATCCTCCGGCCCACTTCGCAAGTTTGAATAAATTACTTCCTTGAGACTCGGCAGAAACTGAATTTGATGTCGCGCTCAATGGGCTGGAAACCGGCACCGCGTCCGTGACCTTCGATCCTAAGTCCTTCGTAGGCGACCCCAAATCAGAGACCGATGACGAAAGCGAGCCGCCGCCAGCACTCTTAGACTTCACGATCCTGATTTCTTTCATCACCGCCCGGAAGTGGATCGCGCCGCCGGTCGTCGCCGTCCGCGGAACCGATAGGTCGGTCATAATCATGTTCGTATACCGCTTGAGTCCCGTAATAACCGTGAACGGCTTTCGACTTTCCTGCAATTTCCTCAAGTTGTTGAAGGCGTCGGTCGAGCGAGAAGACCGCCCGAACAGCGTCGCCACTGAACGCACGAGGTTCTGGATATTCCCGATGACCGCGTAGCCGAGCGGCGTGTCCGAGATGACTCCTTCGATGGTCAACTGCGACGGTTTCAACTGGACGTGGTCGGTCACCTTGGCCCCGTCCTCGACCGGATTTTCCGTCAGGTCGGCGGTCGAAACGTGCTCCTCGGAGACGGTCGCGTCCACGACGATCCCGGTCAAAGTGTTGAGCGAGAGGGGGAGTGACCCGGCCAAATTCCCAAGGATGCCGCCGACGCCCGAATCTTTCGAGTTGATGACGACTCGCTTCTGCCCGAATATGATCCCAAGTAATCCCATAAAATCACGCCGGGGCGAAATTCGTTTGAAGATTCCGCGCCGCCTGCCTGTTCTGTTTTTCCGTTTCGGCCCCGACCATCTTTGTCACCACATCGCCGATCTTGGCCGGGTCCGCCGTCGATTCGACCTTCACGTTGATCGTGTTCGAGGTCTTGAACTCATTGTTCTGAACGCGGTCGCCCTCCATGACTTGCCCCGGAATAGCGGTCGGGGGGCGGTTGATCGCCTGCGCCTGCATCATCGCCTGCTGAAAGGTAGCCGCGTCCGGCAGGATTTCCCGCAAAGACATGGCGACCTCATCGCCGATCATCGGGGCCGCACCCACCGGGCTCATCATCGGTTGTCCGGCTGGGGTCATCAAGGTCTCGCCCCTACGCTCCGCCGCCCGCAATTCTTCTTGCGTCTGTTCGCCCCTGATCTGTCCGGCACGTTCCGTCACGCCGCCGACTAAGGATTTGATGCCACGGAAAATCCCCACTCCCGGAATCATCGAAAGCATGACTTCGGCGACCCGCTTGGCCTCCCCGATGATCCAGTCGAACACGCTCCCAAAGATCGCCCGAAGACCCTCGACTGCCGTGCGGATAGGACCGAAACTCATGAACCACTCGACGATTCGTTGCTTGACGGCCTCTACCTTGCCGTGAGCGTTTTCGAGCAATGCGACGAAACCTTTGACGGCACCAGAGGCAAAATTGAAACCGGCGACTGCCTTGGCATGGATCATTTCCAAGACCGGGATAATATCGTGCTGAATAATCAGCCAAGAGTCGGAGAGGAACTGGACGAAGCCGTCCCAAGCGTCCTTGATGGCGTCGATGATCGGGAGCATCTTCTCGTAGATCGGCCCGAACAGCGAGGGCCGCCCCTCGATAAACGCCTTGATGTCATCGTAGACGAGGAATACCGCCGCCGCGACCGCGACGATGGCCGCGACGATCAAGGCGATCTTCACAGCGAGCACGCCGAATATAGCGAGGAAGACCTTGAGCGCGACCGCCGTGGTGATGATCTGCCCGATGATGAGGAGTACGGGACCGAGGGCCGCCGCGATGCCTAGGAGAAGGACGATGTTTTTCTTGGTCTCTGGACTCAACGCCTTGAACGCGGCGATCCATCCCTTGAGCGTCGGGAGCATATCTTTGAAGAGGTCTAGGATTATCTTCCCGAACTCCTCCAACAGATCGTCCACGGCGATGAGAAGACTTTGCCACGGCCCAAGCCCGACTTCTGCCTGCGCCTTTGCCGCTCCTCCGTACTTCTTGGCAAGGATGTCCAAGATCATCGACTGCGCGTCGGCCAGTTTGTTCGTCTTGGCGAGACTCTCGATGGTCTTCTTCTCTTTCTCGGTGAACTGGACCCCGGCGCGGCTCAACGCGCTCAACGACTGGACTGGATCGTTCAAAGTCCTGCCGAGGAGTTTCGAGACGCTTCCGAGGTCCATGCCGAGCCGGGCGGAAACATCGAGGACCGTCTCTTGCGTCCGCTTGAAGATGTCGCCCGTGATGTTTCCGAAAGAGAGGAGCCGGGCCGTGACCTCGTTCAGGACTTTCTCGTCCGCAAAGAGGGTGATCCCCTGCAATCGTTCTGATTCACTGACAAGTTGATCTATGGTGAGTCCGACCTGACCGCCGGTCGTGAGGAGGGCCTGCTGGACTTGCGCGACTGCCTTGGCCTGCTGGTCCCACGCCCGCACAGCGAGACCCGCGCCAGCGAGGATCGGGGCGGTGACCGCGAGGGAAAGCGTCTTTCCGACCGACTTGAAGGCGTTGCCGAGTTGTTCGCCGCGCTTCTTGAAGTAAGCGAGTTTTGCGTCGAACTTGCGCAGGGCCGCATCGTCGGAGACGAATGATAATTTCGTGATGAGCTCGCGTACCAGCAAGAGATTATCCTCCCATCACGAATTGTTTTGTTATTTTGATTCTGCTCATGCCCTACTTCCTCCGTTTCATCCGCTCGTACTCGGCGGAGCGTAGGGCGTCGCGGTAGTCTAGGACTTCGTTGGCCTCGGCCAGGTCAATGATCGACCAGTGGGTCTCGATCTCTTCCAGCGACGCGATGCGCTCCAACACCACCCGCCAGATATACCAAGGCACATCGGGAGCTACAATGCCTTGATGCGTCCCGCCGCCCTCGCCTTCGCCGTGAGCGCGGGGATAACTCCGGCGGGGCCTCCTAAAAAATCGAATTGGAAGGAGATGACCTTCCCGATGACCTTGAAGAGGTGGCCGATTCGTCCCGAGAAGTCGGCGTCGAACACGACCAAGCGGTTCTTGCCGTCGTCCGTGAAGATGAGGAGTCCGTCCAACACATCCTTGACGACCCGCTCGAACTCTTCCGGCTCGGTGGTCCCGAAGGACTCCAAGGCCGCGCCGATCATGTCGGGCTTGATCTCGGCTTCCATCCCTGCACCCGTGAAGATGCCGATGGGTTTTCCGGCGATCTTGGCGAGTCTCGGCAGGAGGCGGAGGACCTTGCTCGGCGACCAATGGGTCGCCATGTAGCGGGTCCCGTCGATATCAAATTCTTCGGCCTGTTTTGCCATCTTTCCCCCTTTCGGTTCTACGCAACCGGTTCAGTGCCTTCCGGCGAAGGTTCGCACGTTTCCTTCGTGTCCTCGCCGACGGTCTTCATCAACTCGCACATCTTGGCGTCGAAAAAAATCCTGTCGTCGTCGCTCATCGGAAGGTGAGGCTTCACCGTCTCGAAGACCTGCCCCGCAAGGGCGATCAACTCGTTTTCTCTTTCTGGCGTCATGTTGTTCTCCTGATTTAATTGCCCGCGACGTTCAGAACGAGCACGTCGGTCTCGACGACCCACTCCCTCGGTCCGGCTTCACGCGCGAACTCGGAGTCGGCATACTTCCTGATCCACCCGGTTTCCGCGACGTAGATCGAGTCGCCTGAGTTGTCCTTCACCATGACGGGGACTGCCCCCGCACCGGACAATTCGTCCACGGCGGCCAAAGCGGAAAGCACTTGGTTCGAGTCGGACGACTGCATGAGTTGGAAGGTGATGGTGCCAGATTTGTTGTTCGACTTGCTCCGGGTTCCCTCACCGTCGGTGCCGACCTGCAACGTCCACATATCTTCATTTCTGGCAACCGTGACGAAGGAGCCGTCGGCGAAGCCCGTGATGGCGTTCCCGCCGATGATTATCAAGACCTGCTTGGGGTCATAGGTTCTTACCGCCATAAGTCCTCCTTTATTAAACCGTCACGACGCCTTGGATCGTGGTTTTGTGGATCGCGCCAGCCAGCCGTGCCTCGAACGTGATGTCCGGCAAGAACCTTTCGGCCCTGTCGTTCACCGGAACGTCGACCGCCTTCGGCACGAAGACCGTATAGGGCGGGTCGTCGGCCAGCACGGTTTCCCGGATGGCGTTCTCCAACACTCCTCTAATCTCTGTCTCTATGATGGCGATACCCGAATCCGTGAACGGAATCTTAGGCAGGTTCACCAGTCGCGAGAAAATTCTCTCTTCTATCCGGGCTTGGAGCCAGTCCACTCCACGGATCACGTCGATGAACTCGCCGAAAGCCATGACGCCTTCCTCGGTCATGTCCACCCCGCCAACCGTGACGTAGATGTTGACGTTCTTGTTCTGCGCCGCCGATCTCTGTGAAGAGGTCAAATTGTCGGCGGTGATCCCGGCCAGCGTCTTGAACTTCCAAGTCTCGTTGCCCGGATCGAACGGAAATAGCTTGCCCATCCACGCGGCGTCCGCGAAGTCTGCGGCGTCCGCGTTGTAGATGACGAACGTCCGCTTGAAGTTCGCCCCGCTCAATGTCGATCCTATGTCGTCGGTGTCTGTCGCGTCGAGGATGTCGGCGTCCTGAGAGGCGGTCCCGTAAATCTTCCTCTTGGTCTCGATGTAGGACGCCGCCTCGTGAACGAGGTCCTCGTCCCTCTCGACCCAAATCAGTCCGTACCAGTCGTCGTCCTGCTCGGAGATGTCAGACAAGGACTCGGCGGGTCCGTCGTTCACGGTCGTGTTCGTGATCGTCTCGACGGGTTGCGAGGCCCCGCCAGTGACGGTAATATCGCTGATCGAGAAGGAGACCCCGGCCTTCGCCGAGGTGCAAGTGATCGTGTCGGTGCCGTTGGAAACGGCGATCGCAAGCGCGGAAGTTGCCGCGAGTTTAGTCGCCAAATCGGAAAGGGTAGTCGCGTTGTCTACGTTGAAAGGTGTTGCCGTGATCGTTTCGAGCTTCCCGCCGAAACTCACGGTGAAGGAGCCGATGGTGTTGCCGGTCACGAAGGGGGAGTCGAAAACGATGGTCGTGATCTGAGCGACGCGCGCGCCTTCGAGTCCGATCTTCACTTCCTCGACCTTCGGAGTCTGCGAGAAGATCGCCGCCGCCGCTTTGTAGGCGTCGTCCGAAGAAGTCCAGTCGTCGAGGACCTCGTCAGTGCTGAGATAGGTTCTGATCAACTCAGATCCCCAAGAAACTAGCGGGGTTTCGTCCGTCAGGATCAACGGTACCGCGAACCCAGCCTGCGTCACGCCTTGGGTTTGGCGACTGATCTGCACGTTGACGATGGTAGAAATGGGTACTTGACTCATGGTGTCCTCCTCGTTAACCGCCGATGACCGTCGGTCCCACGATTATGTCTCCGGTGATGCCGCCAGAAAGCTGGCCCGTCAACTCAACACTCTCGATTATGCCGAGGTCATCCTCCACATTATCTGCGAACCCGATGAAGAAGTCAAAGGATGCCCGCTCCTCAAATATAGTTTCTAGCATACCTGTGAGGTTTTGCACATCGTTTTTCTCAAGGATCGCTATGCCGGAGGCGGCGAGTTGGTCATGAACGGTCTGTTTTTCGAGCGCGTTGTACGCCTTGGCGATCTCTTCGAGCGGCTTGGGGCCGAAATAGCTGACCGACACAGTCATGCGTCGCTGGCCCCCGATGGTGGCTATATTCGTGTCCGGGTCGATCTCTCTTACCTCGTCCCACCCGATCTTGACCATCGTGTCGAGCCGGACGACCGCGTAGGGATAAGGGGGACGTGGTGAGTTTTGGTCCGCGAAAATGACGGTTACGAGGATTGGTGAAGTGACGGTAGACACGGTCGCCACGGGTTGCGTCGCTCCTCCTGTGACGGTCGGGCCAACGACGGTGATCGTGTCCCCGTTCTCGGCCCCGATGCAGGTGATCTGCCTCGCCCCTGTCACGGTCGCCTTGAAAATCTCGGCCCTCTTCTGAATCTCCTCGGCCAGTTTTTGAAGAGTCGTGGTGTGGTTAGTCGTGAAACTGACAGGCGCGATGGCCTCGGCGTCGAAGGAGCCGTTGATGACGTTCCCGGTCACGAAGTCGATGTCAAAGGTTATAGTGAAAACGTGCTGTAACCCCAAGGATCGTGTAAGCCAAGTGAACAAAGCGGATTTGAGGGTGGTCTCGTTCATGGGTTCACCTCGGCCATGATGACCTTCCAGAACGGCTCGATGGTATTGCCTTCGCTCTGCCAGTGCTCGACCTTCTGGACCTCGTAGGTCACTCCATCAGAAACGACGAGGTCGGCCTTCTTGGAGGGGGCCTGCTCCGCCGTGAAGAGTTCAATCGCCGTATAGCCACGGACAAACCTGCGCGTCCGCTGGGCCTCCGGGAGATTCAGGAGTTCCTTGCCTCCCATCGGTTGAATACTCATCACCGGAGTCAACACCGTGGGTGCGCCCGCGACGTAGCTCCCGTTGACGTAGCCGCCTGACCAGACGCGGGTCACCGAGACGGTCTTGCCGTAGACTGCGATGAGAGAAGATGCGCTCATCCCATCACTACCTTATGGTTAATTGATGCTCTCAATCTTCCCGTGTCGATCAAGGGCCTAGACGATCTCTTGGCCGAGATAGTCGCGGGGGCGTTCCGGGCGAAGTCGCCTGAAGTGAAGACATCCTTGACCTTGGCGACGAAGAAGACGCCCAGCTTGTCGAGGGCCTTCTCGGTGAATTCCTTCAAGTCGTAGATCGCGTTTTGGCGGTCGATGATGAACTCGTTGATTTCTCGGATATTCTTGTCGAACGACTGCGCCATGAAAGGGCGGGCAGGTATGGTGGAAGTCCCGAACTCGTTGAAGGTCGCCACGTCAGCGTAATTCGCCCCTCCCTCGTCAGTCGGATAGGTCCCGGCGTCGGAAAGCACCCCAACCTTGACGTGCGAGCCTTGCATCTTGCCGACTTCCCGGACGATCCGCTTCCATCCGTGGTCGATGTCTTTTACGCTCGCCATGCCTCATGTTACCACGATGGGTGAAATCAACAAGCTCTTGCGGAGTTGAACGAACATGGAACCGTAGGCGGTAGACTCGATCCCCTGATCGGC